GATATATTGACCAAGAGTTTAAAAGAAGAGAAGAAGGTTTTTGGTTTATGAATAATGGTAAACCAACTTACATAACAGGAACACACTATATGTATCTACAATGGAGTAAAATAGATGTTGGAGCTCCAGACTACAGAGAGTCAAACAGGTTGTTTTATATATTTTGGGAAGCTTGTAAAGCTGATAGAAGATGTTATGGTATGTGCTATTTAAAAAATCGACGATCAGGTTTTTCATTTATGAGTTCAGCTGAAACAGTAAACTTAGCAACTCTTGCAAGTGATAGTAGATTTGGTATATTATCTAAGACTGGTGCTGATGCGAAAAAAATGTTTACTGACAAAGTAGTACCTATAAGTTTAAACTATCCTTTCTTTTTTAAACCCATACAAGATGGTATGGATAAACCAAAAACAGAATTAGCATATCGAGTACCTGCTTCAAAGATTACAAAAAAGAATATGTTTAATGTTGAAGAAGAAGTGTTAGAGGGTTTGGATACAACTATAGACTGGAAGAATACATCTGACAATAGTTATGATGGTGAAAAATTACAGCTGTTAATACATGATGAAAGTGGTAAGTGGGAAAAACCTGAAAACATTTTAAATAATTGGAGAGTTACAAAGACCTGTTTACGATTAGGTAGTAAAATAATTGGTAAATGTATGATGGGTTCTACTTCAAACGCCTTAGATAAGGGAGGTAGAAACTTTAAAAGTTTATACAACGATTCGGATTGCAGCAAAAGAAATGCAAATGGACAAACCAAAAGTGGTTTATATTCTTTGTTTGTTCCTATGGAATGGAACATGGAAGGTTTTATAGATAGGTATGGTATGCCTGTATTAGATAATCCAAAACAAGAAGTGGTAGGAATAGATGATGAATACATATATCAAGGTGCTGTTAATTATTGGGAAAACGAAGTTGTTTCTTTAAAAAACGACCCTGATGCACTTAATGAATATTATAGACAATTTCCCCGTTCAGAATCACATGCTTTTAGAGATGAAAGTAAGCAGTCAATATTTAATTTAACAAAAATATATCAACAGATTGATTATAATGATAGTATAATAAAAGAACATTTTATTACACAAGGTTCTTTCAGTTGGGAAAATGGAATAAAGGACAGTAAGGTTGTATGGACTCCAAACAAAAGAGGAAGATTTTTTGTAACTTACATACCTAAACGCTCTCTTCAAAATAATATTATAAGAAAGAATAATAGATTCTTTCCAGGTAATGAACATTTGGGTTCATTTGGTTGCGACTCTTATGATATATCAGGCGTTGTAGTTGGTAAAGGTTCTAATGGTTCTTTACATGGTTTAACTAAGTTTAGTATGGAAGAAATTCCAAGTAATCATTTCTTTTTAGAATATATTGCCAGACCACAAACAGCTGAAATATTTTTTGAGGAAGTATTGATGGCATGTGTGTTTTATGGCATGCCAATATTATGTGAAAATAATAAACCTCGTTTGTTATATCATTTTAAAAATAGAGGATATCGAGGGTTTTGTTTAAACAGACCTGACAAAACATTTAATAAACTTTCCAAAAGTGAAAGAGAATTAGGTGGTATACCAAATACGTCAGAGGATGTAAAACAATCACACGCATCTGCTATTGAGTCTTATATAGAAAAATATATAGGAGTTGATATGGATGGCGTGCATAGGATAGAGGGTGATATGGGTGACATGTATTTTCAAAGAACTCTTGAGGATTGGGCTAAGTTTGATATAAGCAATAGAACTAAGTTTGATGCCTCTATAAGCTCTGGATTAGCCATTATGGCAAACCAAAAACACTTATATACACCGACTAAAGAAAAGACAAAAATTAGCATTAACTTTGCAAGATATAATAACAGCGAAAAAGTTAGTCGAATTATTAATAAATGAAACAAGTAGAAATTAACTTAAAAGCAGCTGCATTTCCAGATGAATTTGCCTCCGATGCACAAAAAGATACAGCGGAGTACGGCCTGCAAGTTGGACAGGCTATTCAATATGAATGGTTTAGAAAAGATAACGGCTCGTGTAGGTATTTAAATCAATGGGGTGAGTTCAATAGGTTGCGTCTATACGCACGTGGTGAGCAGTCTGTACAAAAGTATAAAAATGAAATTGCTATTGATGGCGATTTATCCTACCTTAATTTAGATTGGACACCAGTTCCAATAATTCCAAAGTTTGTAGACATAGTAGTAAATGGTTTAAATGATAGACTGTTTAAAGTAAATGCTTTTGCAGAAGATGCAATGTCAGCAGAAAAAAGAGATGAGTTTCAAAAGAAGATAGAAGGAGAAATGATTGCTCGTCCTTTATTTCAACAAATAGAAGAAGACTTTGAGCTGAATGTATTTCAAACTGCAGAAGATGAATTACCAGAAAACGATGAAGAGCTGGAATTATTTATGCAAATGAAATACAAACCAGCTGTAGAGATTGCAGCTGAAGAAGCTATAGATACTGTATTAAATCAAAATCATTATCAAGATATTAGAAAAAGAGTTGATTATGACATCATGACTATTGGTGTTGGTATGACTAAACATCAGTTTTTACCAGGTCAAGGTATTGAAATTAATTATGTAGACCCAGCGAATGTAGTATATAGTTATACTGAAGACCCTTATTTCAAAGATTGTTTTTATTGGGGTGAATTAAAAACTATACCAATGGCTGAGCTTGTAAAAATCAATCCTGACATAACTAATGAGGAGATGGAAGAGATAGCAAAGTATAGTCAGTCATGGTATAATTATTATAATAATGCACAATACTATGAAAACTCTTTGTTCTACAGAGATACATGTACATTACTATATTTTAATTATAAAACTACTCACACATTTGTATATAAGAAAAAAGAAATGCCAGATGGTACTTTCAAAGTTGTACAAAAAGATGAAAGCTTCAATCCGCCAGAAGAAATGATGGCTGAAGGAAAGTTTGAAAGAGTTGAAAAAAAGATAGAAGTATGGTATGATGGTATTATGGTTATGGGAACAAACATTCTTTTGAAATGGGAGCTTGCAGAAAATATGGTTAGACCTAAAGCTGCAAGTCAAAACGCTTTACCTAATTATGTAGCTTGTGCTCCAAGATTATATAAAGGAATGTATGAATCTTTAGTTAGAAGAATGATTCCTTTTGCTGATTTGATTCAGGTAACACATTTAAAGTTACAGCAAGTAATATCAAGAATGGTCCCAGATGGTGTTTTTATAGACGCTGATGGACTTAATGAAGTTGACTTAGGCACAGGTAATGCTTACAATCCTGAAGATGCTCTACGGCTTTATTTCCAAACTGGTAGTGTAGTGGGTAGAAGTTTTACTCAAGATGGTGAGTTTAATAATGCTAAGGTTCCAATAACACAACTAACATCAAATAGTGGTGGAGCTAAAATGCAAATGTTAATAGCTAATTACAATCATTATCTTGATATGATTAGAACTGTAACTGGTTTAAACGAAGCTCGTGATGGTTCTACACCAAATCCTGACGCATTGGTAGGTGTACAAAAATTAGCGGCACTTAATTCTAACACTGCTACAAGACATATATTAAATGCAAGTCTGTACATTACAAGAAGATTAGCTGAAGGTATAGTTTTAAGAACAGCTGATGTTTTAGAATACTCTGAGTTTAAAGACCAGTTTGCAATGCAAATAGGTAAATATAATCTAAACTTACTTGAGGATATTAGAAATCTATATCTATACAGCTTTGGTATATTCTTAGAATTAGCACCAGATGAAGAAGAAAGAGCAATGCTTGAGGCTAATATACAAATGGCCTTATCTAAAAATGATATCAATTTAGAAGATGCGTTAGATATTAGAGAGATACATAATTTAAAAATGGCTAACCAACTTCTTAAAACAAAGAGAAAAAAGAAAGCACAAATGGAACAGCAGCAAGCTCAGATGCAACAAGCTGCTCAAGCGGAGATGCAGCAACAAGCAGCTATGATGACGGCACAACAAGAGCAGCAAAGAATTGCAGCAGAGACTCAATCTAAAATGCAAATCAAACAAGCTGAGGTAGCTATGGAAATAGAGAAGATGAAGAATGAAGCTATGTTAAAATCACAATTAATGGAAACTGAGTTTGCTTATAACATGCAGTTAAAAGGTATTGAGCAGGCTCAAATTGATGAAAGAGAAAAGGCAAGAGAAAAAGGTAAGTCAGATAGAATTAGTCAAGCTAATACTCAACAGTCTAAACTTATCGAACAAAGAAAAAGAAATTTACCAGCAGTAAAGTTTGAATCTAATGAGGATACTTTAGATGGTTTTGATTTAGCAGAGTTTGGACCTAAATAATCTTTTATGGGCAGTCTTCCTCCTATGTTTAGTGATTTCAATATCAAGAAATATAAGTTAATTAAATATCCTTCTGATATAAGTTTACAAACTCTTAACGAAATTAAATCTTTGCAAACTAAACGCATGGATGTAGTTTATTCAGATAAATATGATGACATCAACAAGTCGTTTAAACGACTTTTCAACAATCGCACCAGGGAATATCCTGAAGAATTAGTAAATGATTTAATTGAAAATTCTTCTAAGGTTATTTTAAAAATAAAAAATTATCACGACAGGCCAAGACCTGATAAACTCGCAAAAAAATTTGGTATAAGTTTATTATATCACAAAATGAAAAGTGCACAGACACCAGCTTTTCCTTCGGGACATTCAGCTCAAGGTAGAATGATAGCATTAATTTTAGGAGATATGTTTCCTGAAATGAAAAAAGAATTTATGGATGTCTCAAACCACATATCTAAAAGCAGAATAGTTGCACGAGTGCACTACAAATCTGACAAAGAGGTAGGTGAAAAGTTAGGTGAAGACATGTATAACTATTTGAAAAACGCCTAAAAATGGTAAATAATTATTGTTTAATTTTGTTAAAAATTTAATCTAATGGAAATAAAAGTAAAAGCAGTGGATGGCAACACTCAAAAATCAAAAGCCGAAATTGAAGAGCAGTTGTTAAAAAAGCATGAAGCTCAACAACAGGAAAATCAAGCTGAGGAAAAGCCTGAAAAGGTTGAACCTCAAGCAGAAGTAAAGGAAAAACCAGCTGAGGAAACTCCAGCTGTAGAAGACAAAACTCCCTCGTCAGAGTTAAATGACGAACATGTTCTTAATTTTATTAAAGAGAGATACAACAAAGACATTAATTCAGTTGAGGAATTATTTGAAACTAAAGAATCAAATGTTGAATTACCTGATGATGTTAAATTGTATTTTGATTATAAGAAAGAAACAGGCCGTGGAATCGAAGACTTTTATAAATTACAAAAGAACTACGATGACATGGATGAGGATTCAGTTTTAGCTGATTATCTTGGTGTTCAAGAGGAAGGTCTTGATGCTATAGATATTCAAGATATAATGGACGACAGATTTGGATACGATAGTGAAGAAGATGACGAAAAGGATATCAAGAAGAAAAAGTTAGCTAAAAAGAGAGAGCTTGCAAAAGCAAGAAAGTTTTTTAAAGAACAGAAAGATAAGTATAAAGTCCCTCTTGAGTCAAGTGGGGGTGGATTATCTGATGAACAAGAAAACAATCTTAATGCTTACAAGACAATGATAGAGGAATCTAATTCTCAGAAGGAGGCCGTTCAGCTTATGAGAAAAAATTTTGAGGAACGTACAAACAAAGTGTTTGGCGATGAGTTCAAAGGTTTTGAGTTCAGCGTTAGTGACGATAAATCAATTCTCTATAAACCAGGGACTGCTGAGGAATTAAAGAACAAGCAAATGGATTTCAACAATTTCGTTTCAAAATTTAATGATGAAAACGGATTAATGAAAGACGCAGCAGGATACCATAGAGCTATGTCAATAGCTATGAATCCTGAAAAATTTGCGAAGTTTTTTTATGAGCAGGGTGTTGCTGCAACAGTAGATGATGTAGCAAGAAAATCTAAGAATATCAATATGGATGTTCGTAGAGCCCCTCAACTTAGCACGAAAAATAGTTTGAAAATAAAAGCTGTAGGTGATACTTCGAGTGGTAGAGGACTCAAAATTAGAAGTATTAAAAAAGTTTAACAAATTAAAATTTTAAAGTTATGGCAGTAAATATTAGCCCTGGCTTCGATTTACAACCTTCGGCTCAACAGGTTCCTGTTGAAACGAATTATATCAAAGATTTTGATTTCTTGAATCAGTATCTACCAGATACTTACGAGAAAGAATTTGAAAGATATGGTAATAGAAGCATAAGTTCATTCCTACGTATGGTAGGAGCAGAAATGCCTTCTAACTCTGACCTTATTAAATGGGCAGAGCAAGGAAGATTGCATATTAAATACAAAGGTTGTACTTCAGCATCAGCTGCAGGTACAGACTCTGGAGCAGTTTGGACAATTCCAAATAACTTAACTAACTTCAATCCTGCGTTAGCTAACCCTAACACAGCGAGAGATGCTAAAAACGTTATTAGAGTAGGTCAAACTGTAATGATTTCAGATAACACTCCAGGTTCATCACTAACAAACAAAGCGATTGTTACAGCTGGACCAACTAACGCAAACCCAAATACATTTACAGTAGCTTATTATGAAGCAGCTGGACAATCAGTAGGAGCGGGTGTAGCATGTGATGTCTTTATTTACGGTTCTGAATTTGCAAAAGGAACTGAAGGAATGGTAGGTTCATTAGAATCTGACGATTTCTTTTTTGACAATAAGCCAATTATCTTAAAAGATAAATACTCTGTATCAGGTTCTGATATGGCACAAATTGGCTGGGTTGAAGTAAGTGGAGAAGACGGAGTAAGTGGATACTTATGGTATCTAAAGTCTGAGCACGATACAAGACTAAGATTTGAAGACTACATGGAAACAGCTTTAGTAGAAGCAGTACCAGCTGAAGCAGCTTCAGGTGCTGGTGACTATTTACAAGGTACAGGTGCAGCTGCGTCTGTTGCTGGATTAAGTGGTTCTAAAGGTGTATTCTTTGAAGTAGGTGCAAGAGGTAATGTTTATGGTGGTGGTAACCCAACATCATTAGCTGACTTCGACAGCATTATTCAAAGATTAGATAAGCAAGGTGCAATCGAAGAAAATGTAATCTTCGTAAACAGAAACTTCTCATTTGATATTGACGATATGTTATCAACACAAAACTCTTACGGAGGTGGTGGTACATCTTATGGTCTATTTGACAATGATGAAGAAATGGCACTTAACCTTGGTTTCTCTGGATTTAGAAGAGGTTATGACTTTTATAAGTCTGACTGGAAATACCTAAATGACCCAACTATGAGAGGTGGATTAGTAGCAGGTGGTATCAATGGACTATTAGTTCCAGCTGGTTCTACTTCAGTTTATGACCAAATACTTGGTAAAAACGCTAAGAGACCATTCTTACATGTAAGATATAGAGCTTCTGAAGCAGAAGATAGAAGATATAAAACTTGGATTACTGGCTCAGCTGGTGGAGCAAGAACATCTTCTTTAGATGCGATGGAAGTCAACTTCTTATCTGAAAGAGCAGTTTGTGTTTTAGGTGCAAACAACTTCTTCTTATTCCAAAACTAATAAGAAGTAAACACTAATATTAGGGGAGGTATACTCCTCCCCTGATATTTTTTATTAATCAAATTAAATTTAAATAAAATGAAAAAAGTAAATAAAGATAAATACGCAGATAAAGCCTATAGATTACTACTTAGGCAAATACCGCTAACTTACATGTTAGCTTCAAGACACACCAACAGGTCCCCACTATTATGGTTCGATGAAGAAAAAGGAGTCAATAGACCTCTTAGATATGCACGAAATCAAAAGTCTCCATTTGAGGATGAGCAAGATGGAAATGCAGTATTAGAACCTGTAATGTTTGAGGATGGTATGTTGTCAGTTCCAAGAACTAATCAAGCACTTCAAAAATTTTTATATTACCATCCATCTAATGGAAGGGTGTTTGAAGAAATAAACAACGAAAAAGATGCAGCTGAAGAATTAGCTTTTGTCGAAATGGGATTAGAAGCCCAAATTATGGCAAAGAATTTAAAAGGTGATGAGCTTGTTACAGTATGTAGAGTTCTAATGGGAGGTGCAGCTGATAGGCTTACAACCTCTGAATTAAAAAGAGATGTATTGTTATATGCAAAAAATAACCCACAAGATTTTATAGAAACGGTTAATGACCCTATGTTAAATCTTTATGGAGATGTTGTTCAGTTTTTTAATAACACGTGGTTGATTTTGAAAAACAATGGTAAAGATGTATTTTTTAATCTTCCAAAAAACAAAAACAAATTATTATCAGTACCGTTTGGTGAAGACCATTACTATATAGTAGCATCTTATTTTCAAGGTGATGATGGAGTTGAAACATATAAGCTATTAAAAAAGAAGCTTAAAAAAGATTAATAAGGAATCGTATCTTTGTGGTATTGTTTAACCCTTAAATTTTTTGACTATGTTAAAATATCTTAAAATCAGTCTGAGTGATGCTTCGCATTTAATTCCTATTCAAAGTATATTAGGTATTGAAGTTGGTGCTGACACAGAAGTAGATATTCTCTACAATGTGAAAGGTCATGGTGCAACAGGTGCTTCTGAGGTGTTAGGTGTAAAACTTACTGCTACAACAGCAAGTGATGCAGCTAAAACTAAAGAGCAACTAAATAGTATCGTTGATAATATTGAGCAAGCACTTCAAACTGCGTGGACTAAACCTTACTTTGTATTAGTGCCTAAATATCCTATTACGGCTATTGCACAAATCGAAGAAGAGTGGTCTGCATAGTAATCACTAACAGAAGTTATGAAAGGGGCTTAAACAATTAAGCCTCTTTTTTTTTTACTTATATTTGTAAAAAGAATCTCGCATGATAAATTCAGTAAGAAATACAGTATTGGCTATTGCTAATAAAAATAATTATGGGTACATATCCCCACAAGATTTTAATTTGTACTGTTTACAAGCTCAAATGGATTTGTTTGAGGATTATTTTTATCAATATAATAATTGGATAAATAGAGAAAATGCAAGAACATCAGGTACAGGATACGCTGATGTAATCAAAAACTTAGAAGAGGTAATAGATACGTTTTCAGCTACAGCTTATTTAGCACAACCAGTAGCTAACGTAAACAATCAATATAATTTACCTGCAGACTATTATTTGATAAATAAAATATTTTACTATCCAACAATAAAAGTTAGCGGAACAACAACAGGAGTAAATGGTTATGAGTTAATTGATGCAAATCAAACTTTTACAACTTCAGTAGCGGTAGGTGATATAATAACAAATACCACTGACAATACTTCTGCATACATTACAGCCATAACAAATAACACTACTTTAGTTATTAGCGAAAACATTATGGCTAACGCAGAAGCGTATAATATATATGACCAGTATAATATTACAGAAGTTGAAAGAGTAAATCAAAACAAATTGTTTTATTTAACAAGCTCTAATCTTACTTATCCTACCACTCAATATCCTGCTTATGTTTTGGGTGGTGCAAGTTCTAATGTTACACCAGGTGTATTAGGTAATACTATTTCCGTATATCCTACTACTATAACTCAAGGTGGAGCGATACAAGCACAATACATTAGATATCCATTAGCACCTAACTGGACTTTTTTAACTACGTCTGGTCAAGACCCTATATTTAATCCAGGTGCAGCTGACTATCAAAACTTTGAACTACCAGCTTCTGATGAGCCTAATTTAGTTGCAAAGATTTGTCAATACATAGGTATTGAAATTAGAGAAGAACAAGTATATAAATTTGGAGTAGCAGAAGAATTAACAGATACACAAGAAACAAGCTAAGATGACATATATAAATCAATATCAATATTATACAAACAACGGTAACGCTCCTGAAGATGCAAACTGGGGCTCATATCAATACGTGTCTTTGCAAGACATTGTAAATAATTTT